ATCAGGTTTCGCACGTTAAGGGTGTCCCCCCGCTGGCGGTAAGCAAAGGGATAAGAGCGGCAATAGAAGCTCAGCTAGCGCAGTTGGAACTACAAAAAGCGCAAGAAGTTCTAGTTTACCGCGAAGATTACGACCGTGCGAATATGGCGGTTCTAGCACAGCTAAAGCTTAGAGTAGAGAGGATTGCACCGTTGCTAAGAGTAAGGATGCCTGGGTTAGATATTACGATATTTGAAGAAGTGGAAAGATTAACACGCGAAGCGTTGGAAGGAGTGGCCAGCCATGACTATAGCGAGGAAGCAGAATGATCATAAGAGAAGTCCCTAAGATTGCGTCAAGCATAGCGCAATTTTTCAAGCCAAGAGAAAAGCTAAACGGGTTGGAATATGTAGAAAAATTTGGATATGTAACGGGTTCGGCGCTGTCTCAAGGCAAGTGGCATACCAGGCCATACCAGGAAAGGTGGTTCACGTGGTTTACGGATCCGATTGTTGAAGTGTTTTGGTGCATGAAATCAGCGCGGATCGGATGGACTAGGGGGATAATTGTAGGCTTTCAACAATATCATATTGAGTATAAACCTTCTCAGATTATGGGATTGTTTCCTACGGATACGGAAATAAAAAAATATGCAGCGGAATTTATAGACAAGCATTATGATAGGAATTCCGGGGCGCCATGCTGTCGTGGGCTGTTGTCGCCAAGTGGCTCTAAGACTGGCGAAAAGAATACTTACGACTACAAAGTATTCAAAAATGGCGCGGTGCTGGATCTAGCAAGTGCAGCAACCCCACGATTTGGCCGCATGGTTGAGCGTTCAATCATCTTTTTGGAAGAGCCTTCAGCTTATGGCGCAATCAGAGAGGGAGATATCTTAAAGATCTTGCTAAAAAGAGCTGCAACGGCTCCCGATCCTAGGATTTGTGGCGGGGGGACACCTGTTGAGCTTTTTGATTATACCCATGCTGGTTACTTAAAAGGAGACCAGCAACACAGATACTACCCTTTCCCATGCTGTGGGCATTATCAAGAATTGACAATGGAGAAGCTTATAAAAGAAGGGCGAGATTATGGGAAAATGAGATGCGAAAACTGTCAAACGCCTATTGAACACTCGTCTCTTCCGGCGATGGACAGGCACGCTGGCTGGGCGTGTCCGCTGATGGTGGAGCATGGGCGTGAAAATCAGCTATTGCGCAATGGCCAGCCGGTGTGGGAGTCGCAGCACGCATGGGCAGCAATGAGTTATGAGCGTGGTGCAGCGTGGCCGCTGATCGCAGAAGAATATAACGATGCCTTGCGAGAATTGAGAAAAGGCAATTCTGACCCAATGCTTACGTTTAAGAACACGGTTGAAGGTGTGCCATGGCAAGATGAGATCGTTCTAAAGATTGGCGCTGAAGGTCTCAGGAAAAGAAGAGCAGATGATAAAGCGGGGAATGATTATGATCCCGATGTTGTGCCAAATGGCGTGTTGCTGATCACGCTAGGGGTTGACGTGCAGGGTGGTGACGGTTCGTTGGGGCAAGGGTTGCATATTCATGTGTGGGGGATGGGGCGCGGCGAAGAGCGCTGGCACCTGGCCCAACATGTGATTGATTGCGACCCCGCCCATAAGGGAGTAATCACTCAAATGCTGGATCCATTTAGCACGTCTACATGGCGCCGCGAGGATGGCGCAGAGCTTCCGATGACGGCTGGCGCTGTGGATGATGGCGGCCACGCGAGTGAGGAGGTGAGAAGATTTTGCGCGGCAAATACAGGTTGCTGGATTGCGTGCAAGGGGCAAGGAGCGGAATTGTTCAGGAGGGGGACTCAGCCAGTTGGATTCAAGAGCAAGCGCAAAGGAGGCGCACAAGCCAAAGATTTATTTCTTTACAATGTTGGCTATGAGCCAAGCATTGTGCTGTGGAAGAACCGGCTGAGAGTAGAGCAACCGGGACCGGGATATATTCACCTGGGACGGGGCACCAGTGATCAGACGTTGAGCGAGCTGTTCCCGTGGAAGCGCGTGCGGGTGCAAGGGAAGCTCACTAAGTCTGGCCTACCTGTATACGAATGGGTCAAACCAACGAGTGCAAGGGACGAATCCGGGGACTGTGCCAGGCTGGCTTACGCAGCCTTTCAGTATGTGTGTACGATTAGCAATCCGCGCCGCTTGTGGGACCAGCTGGAAGCACAGGCCCTTGCTAGGCGGAAGGGATCGACAGGCAATGAACCGTCGCCACTGCTGAGGGGTTTGCGGTTCGGCTAAGCTGCTGCCATGGCAACTCTCACAGAGCTGGAGCAGCGGCTAGCAGCGTATCGGCAAGCCGAACTAGATGTGCTCACCAAAGGTCAGAGCTATGAAATTCCCGGCCCGGACGGCTCGCGCAGGTTCAGCCGCGCAAGCCTGGCGGACCTGCAACGAATGATCCAAGCGCTGGAGCTGGACATCTCTAGGGCAACCGCGCTGGGCCAGGGCACGCCCCGACGTCGCGTGCTGGTGCCGTACCCATGACACGCAAAAAGCGGCCAACGCCACCGGCCGCGCCATCTGCTCCTGTCTCAATCGCCGATGCTCCGGCTGCCATGGCATGGGGACAGCCTGGAACCTCGGCGCTGTTTGCTCGCGCTGCGTTTGGTGCGTGGGCGCCAGGCCTGAGAGACGCGGATGGAACTGACTGGTACGAGCGCAGAGACCAGCGTGCTCACTGCCGCGACCTGGATCGAACGGCGCCAATCGCGTCAGCAGCCATCAACCGTCACGTTGAGTATCGAGGCGGGACGGGGCTTCACCTTCAATGCGCCATTGATTGGGAAGAGTTAGGAATCACAGAAGAGCAGGCAGGTGAGTGGAAAAACCGCACAGAAAAGCGGTTCCACATGTGGGCATCTAGCAAGTTTTCCACCGTGTCTGGAGAGCTTGATTTCTATCAGGCCCAAAGATTGTCAATTCTTTCTCAAGAATTAAGTGGCGACGTTGGGATTCAGCTTGTGCGGAAAAAACGCGAAGCCTGGCCCTTCCGCTTGGCACTGCAACTGATTGAAGCTGACAGGATTTGCAATAAAGATGGGACCGTTAATACGGCGCTTTTGCATGAAGGTGTTGAGCGAGCAGATGATGGCGAAATCGTTAAATTTTGGATTGCCAACCATCACCCTGGCAGTATCAACTCAAGCTCTAGTCAAACATGGACAGAAATTGGGCAATATGGCCCTAACGGAGAGCTGCAATTCATTCTGCGCAGACGCATTAGAAGGCCCGGATCAAGCCGGGGAATGCCGCGCCTAGGTTCGATTATTGATACATTGAAGGGTTTAGATGATTATACAGAATCGGAGATCACGGGAGCACGTGCCGCGGCCAAGATGGTTTTAGCCGCAACGATGGACACCGAAAGTTTTGATGCGCTTTTTGGCAAAACACCAGCCGACGCAGATCAGTACATGAAACTAGCGCTGGCCGCTAGAGAAAATAGCACGGCATGGACTGATGGCCAATTAATCCATCTAATGCCTGGTGAAAAGCTTACATCACCTACGCCCGGCCGCCCAAATCCAGCCCACAAGGCATTTTGGGAAACGGTTGTGCAAGTTTGCGCAATGGGCGCCGACACTCCTCCCGAGGTTGTAAAGGGCCTTTTTGAGTCCAGCTATACAGCGGCAAGGGCCGCCCGTGAGCAGCATTGGCAGACAATAAGCATTGATCGCTATGATGATATGGCTGATTTTTGTCAGCCAATCTACAAGGAATGGCTGGCCGATGCTGTAGCACTTGGCATTATTGAGGCCCCCGGCTTTTTCGCCGACCCGTTCATCCGCCATGCGTGGAGCGGTAGCGAGTGGCACGGCACCACGCCCGGCTCGCTGGATCCGCTGAAGGAGGCCACGGCGGCAGAAAAGCGCGCTCAGTTCCTCACCAGTGAGCACGAAGAGAGCCTGGCGTTTAACGGCGGCAATTGGGATTCAAAGCACGCGCAAAGAGTCCGTGAGGCCAGAGCCAGGGAGCGCGATGGCCTGCCACCCTTGGGTGCTAAGCCTGTGGATGCGGTGGTAGACCAGCCTGCTGACGGAGGGAACACAGGAGCGGTATGATATAGCCATGGGAATTCTTGACGTTCTTTACTCCCCCTGGGCGATTCTCCCCGAGCATCTGGCACAGATGCAGGAAATTTACGCGGCTCGCATCCGTGGCGAGCGCTTGGAGGCAGGGCGCAGCGCCCCCCTGGCTGGCCCCGTTCCTGGCGGATATGAAATCCAGAATGGTGTGGCTATTATTCCAGTGCGTGGCGCAATTGCCCAGCGAATGAGTCTAATGCAAGACGTCAGTGGCGGCACTTCTAGTGATTTGCTGGCGCGAGACATCAGAGCTGCGGCTGATGATAAAAAAGCCAAAGCAATTTTATTGCACATTGATTCGCCCGGAGGCACGGTTGCTGGCACCGAAGCGGCGGCATCTGTGTTGTTCCAGGCCCGCCAGGCCAAGCCCACTGCCGCCTTAAGTGATGGCGTGATTGCATCGGCGGCTTACTGGATTGCTTCGGCTGCTAGTCAAATCTACGTCGGCAGTCAAGTAGACAGGCTCGGATCTATTGGAGTTGTTGCTACTCATCGCAACATTGCCGAAATGGAAAAAGCGGCAGGAATTCAAACAACTGAAATAACAGCAGGTAAATATAAGCGGATCGCAAGTCAGTACGGCCCATTGACCGAATCAGGAAGAAAATCAATTCAAGATGAAGTCGATGCAATCTACAAAATTTTTGTAGACACTGTTGCCGATTATCGAAGCATCACAATTGACAAGGCGTTGGCGATGGCTGACGGCAAAGTCTTTATCGGGCAGCAGGCAATAGATATTGGCCTTGCTGATGGGTTCTCTTCGTTAGATACACTGATGTCACAGCTCAACGACCAAACAGCCGGATGGGAGCCGTCTCCCGCCCGTCGTCCATCAGCGGCATTGCCGCCCCTTCCAATGGCTGCAACCGGTCCCCCGGCACCTGCGGCTCAACTGACCACCCTCTCCCCTCTCTCTTCTATGACGACCACCCCGGAGCAGGTGGCCCAGTGGGCCACTGAAAATCCGGCGGCTGCCACCATCCTTCGCGATGAAGGCGCAGCTGCCGAACGGGCTAAGCTCCAGCCCCAGATCGAACAGGCCCGCGCTGCTGGCGCAGATGCCGAGCGCGAGCGTGTTGCAGGCGTCCGCGCTGCGCTGGTTCCGGGCCACGAGGCCCTGATCGAGCGGTTTTGCGCCGATGGCAAAACCACGGGCGGAGATGCTGCGCTGGCAGTGATCGCTGCAGAGCGGGAGCTGCTCGAGGCTGCTGCTGCCACGCGCCTCGCCCAGGCTGTTCCAGTGGCTCCATTTGCAGGCGTAGAGGAAACCAGGCTTGAAGCAGCTGCGCCCAGGGAGTTAACGCAAGAAGAGAGCGCCGCCCTTGGCCAAAAGCTGGGCTTTCGGGCCCGTGAGATCATTGATGCGGCCAAGGCGCAGGGCCGCACCCTAACGCCAACTCAAGCCATGGCCCAGGCCAGGGCTGAATTTTCCACATCCGCCTGAGGTTGCAATGTCTCTTCGTGTTCCTGGAACGCAGCTTGCCTTTGAGGCAGGCGGCACCGTCAACAACTTTCGCCTAGTTAAGTTTGGATCGGGCGATCGAATTGCAGTGCAGGCTGATGCGGCGACTGATGCGATCATTGGCGTCGCCGATGTTGCTGCGACAAGTTGCGCTACTGGTGAAAAATTTGATGTTGTTGTCCAGGGGGTTTTCCCCGTCACCTACGGCGCCAACGTTACCCGTGGACAGCCTTTGACATCCAACAGCTCGGGTCAGGCAATTCCAGCTGCACCGTCTGCGGGTTCAAACGTCTCCGTGATCGGCAGGGCGCTTGTTTCTGGCGTTTCAGGAGATCTTGGCTCTGTCCTAATCAATCCTGGATCTCTCCAGGGCTAATTCATTATCCAAGAGGGTTTAACCATGTCTTACATGAATTTTCCTTTTCCGGTTCAGCCGCAATACACCGGGATTTCACTTGCTTACAGAAACACAAGTCTTATTGCGGACGAAGTCAGTCCAAGGGTTCCTGTCGGCGCGCGAGAGTTTAAGTGGTTCCAAATGAACCGCGCTGATCGATTTACTATCCCAGATACGCTGGTTGGACGCAAAAGCGAACCAACTCAAGTTGAGTTTGGGGGGACTGAACAGCCCGGCTTTGTCAAAGACCGCGCGCTAGATGATGTCGTACCACAGGAAGACATTGACAGTGCTTATCAAGGTTATGATCCCCTCGGCAGTGCAATTGAAGGAATTACAGAGCTTTTGGCTCTTGACAGGGAAAAGCGGGTGGCTGATCAGTATTTTACTTCAAGCACTTATCCAGCCGCGAATCGTACGACCCTGAGCGGTACATCTCAATGGTCTGATTATGTCAACTCAGATCCTTACACGGCAATGATGACCGCCATGGATGGGATGTTGATGCGGCCAAACACTATGGTGATTGGCCGGGTAGCATGGAATCGACTAAGAGTGCATCCCAAGATCACTGCTGCCGTAGTTCCTCCGGCAACCGGCAATACTGGGACCAGTAACGCTCAAGGCACTCCAGCGACCCTTCAGGCAGTCGCTAACTTGTTGGAAATCGAGCAGATTCTAGTCGGAGAGGCGTGGTACAACTCCGCAAAGCCAGGTCAAACTGCAGTTATGACCAGGCTTTGGGGCAAGCACTGCGCATTGCTGCATCAGCGCCCCCTGGCCAGCCTTCGTGGCAATGGGATCACGTTTGGCGCCACTGCAGAGTACGGAACCCGCGTAGCGGGAACGCTTGCAAATCCCTTCAAGGGAATGCGTGGCTCTATTCAGTGCCGTGCTGGTGAATCCGTTCAAGAGCTGGTAATTGCCAGCGATGTAGGCTATTTCTTTCAAGACTGCATTGCTTGATTATGCCGACTTTTGTTGTCACAGATCTGGGGCCTCTTACTCATGACGGTGTCACCTTAACTGAAGGTGATCATGTTGTCATACAAGACGCCTCTGTTGCTCATCTTCTTGAGATTGGTGTAATCACGCCAGCTCAAGAGCCAAACAGCAAAGAAAAGTCCACTGCAAAAAATGTCGGCTAACTTTGATGCCGATCTAGATGCGATGCTCGGCGAGCCGTTTGGGTCACCCCTTGCGGCTGCTGGGCAAAGCGATTGGGGTGTTATGACATACGAAGGGACGATGATTTTTGGAAATGAAGTTGTGCATGTTGGCCCAAGTATATTGGCCAGGCGATCGCTATATGACGGACTGGACTATGGCGATCTTTTAACCTTTGAAGGCAGTGTCTACAAGGTTTTGCATAAACCGCTAACAGGCGGAGACGGAAAACTTTGCAGGATTCCGCTTCAATTCCAAGGGCCGGCAATCTCGCTACAGGTGTTTGTCTTGACAACTGCCGACTCTGGCCGTCAATTTGTCACTGCAGATACTGGCCAGCCAATTCACACCCAGCCCACCTAGGCCATGACGACCACTCCCACCACCATCAGCCAGCTGCCCGCCCAGAGCGGCGCATTGACAGGCGGTGAGCGCCTGGTGATGGATCTGGATGGGGCCACGGTTGCCGCCTCCGCGATCACCGCAGGCGGTGCCTACCGAGTCCTGACGGTGGGAACCACGGACTGGACAACAATTGGTGCTGCATCGAGCGCGATCGACGTCGCCTTCGTGGCCACAGCCACAGGGACAGGCACAGGCACAGCCGTGGCGCTGCTGACCCGGAGAGTCTCTGCCCAGCAAGTGGCAGACCTGGCCAGCACGGGGCCGGTGGACCTGGCATGGAATCCAACAACCCGCACGATCAGCAGTTCTGCTGGTGCTGATGCTCAACTGACGCTGGCCAGCTCTTCGGCGGATGGCCTGATGCCATCTGGCGATGCTGCCAAAATCGCGGCAATTGTCACCACTGGCACTCCAGGCCAGGCCCTGCGACTGGGTTCGGACGGAATCTATCGCGGCCACACGTTCACCGCCGGAGACGTGGGAGCGGACTCAGTCGGCGCTGCTGCAGCTGCGATCGCTGCCCACCTGGCGGCACCTGACCCGCATCCTGGGCTGGCCCAGGTTTCGTGGACTGGCGCCTACGGAGACCTGTCAGGCCTGCCCACACTAGGCACGGCAGCCGCGCTCAACCATGGAGCAGTGGCGGGGAACCTGGTCCGGCTAGACCCGACGACTGGGCGGCTGCCTCCTGTTGATGGCTCTCA